CCAGCAGAAGACCGCCATTGGGAAAAGCATTCCGGCAGGACAACTCAAGGCCGAGGAGAAGGATTTCTCCAAGCTGTCCCTCAAGGAGCAGAGGGAGGCGCTCATGCGAGCGTCACGAGAGTTCGACCGGGAAGCAGCCTAAGGCACAACCACAACTGAAATATGCCAGTCACGACCTCAACTACGCTTACTAACCAGTTCCAGACGTACTTCAGCAAAGAGCTGCTTACTCTGGTTCAGCAAGAGACGATCCTCGATCAGTTCGCCATGAAAAACCCGATTCCCAAGAATCAGGGTTATGCTGGCGCGAGCCAGAAATTGGCCATGTTCCGATTCGGCCCCCCGAGCATCGGCAGCGTTCAGTCTTTGGGAGAAGGCACTGCCATCGCCTCGGCCAACTACCGTGCTCTCGCGCTGAACAAGCTCGAAAAGGGCCTCACTCAGTACGGTCAGGTCATCGGCCTCACGGACATCCTCCGCGCCACCGACCTGTTCAACTCGCTCCAGCAGGCCACCAAGACCTCTGGTCTGGACATGGCTCTCTGGGTTGACTCGGTGATCCGCAACACGCTGATCGGTTCCAACCTTACGGTGACTGGAACCACCATGGGTAATGGCCCAGAACAGGTCGGCCCTGCGTTCGACAACTCGGATGCTTGTAACACCGCTGCCGGTTCCGGCGGTATCAAGGTGTACGGCAACCCGGCCACGCTGACGAACCAGAGCTTCTCTGGTTTGAATACTGACACCACCGCTGCGAACGTCACGATGACCGCTTCGGCTGTCCTCGATTCCATGACCCGGCTGAAGCGCAACCGCGCTCCGATGATCAATGGTGGCTACGTCCTCGTCACTGATCCCCGCGTTGCCCGCGACCTGATGCGCGACAGCGACTGGTTGAACGCCTCCAACTACGGCAACAAGGGCCAGCCGTTCTACAAGGGCGAGGTCGGCTCCATCTACGGTTGCCGTGTCGTCACCCAGACCAACTCGTTTGTTAGCAAGGGTTCCGCGACTGATACTGACGAGTTCATCAATACTACCAGCCCCAATGGGGGTGGTCTTACTGCTACCAAGGACATCATCGCTTCGTTCTTCTTCGGCAACGAGGCGTATGGCATTCCTCATCTGACCGGTGATGATCCGCTCTCCCCGAAGATCGTGATCACCGACACCCCGGACAAGAGCGACCCGCTGAACCAGCTCGTCACCGTCGGCGTGAAGCTCTTCTTTGGTGCCATGCGTCTGGCCGCTGGTAACACCGGTTCCACCGGCAACCCGACCTGGTACCTGGTGCATCGCACGAAGACCTCGACCACGCTGTAATGAAACCCAAGACGGCCACCATCATGGTGATCGCCGTCGGCCCAAAGGGGCATCATCGAGCAATCGGTGGTGCCCCTTCTCATTCCGCTTGCGGATGCGAAGAAGCCGACAACAATGCGCCCATGATTTCGATTCCTATCGAGGCTCTCTCCACCGACATGGAGGATGGCGAACAGGCCATGCCAGAGGTCGGTGATGAGGTTGTTCTGGATGATGTTCGCGGTGTGTTGAAGAAGCTCGACAACGGAGAAGCCTACATCGAGATCCGTAGCGTCAACGGCATGCCCGCCGAGTACGAGTCCAAGGAGGACAAGAAAGAGATGGCCGGCCCCATGGACAAAGAAGGCATGCGTAAGATGGCCGAGGAATACGACAGCGAGATGGAGGGCTAAGATGCCGATCTACACCTTCGAAAACAAGGGCCGGTCCATGGAGCATATCGCTCCGATGGGAACCGATTCGATTGTGATCAAAGGGGAACGCTGGACGAGGCAGCCCGTGGCCCGCTTCGGGGTCACCGGTTTTGCCCGCGAGGCCGAACTCAAGGATCATGTGAAGCGCGGGTTCAGTCGCATGGAAGACCGTCAGGGCTCGCGCTTCGAGAGTACTTTCACCAAGAATCAGATTCGGAAGATTTGGGACATATGAGCGACGTATCAAACCAAGCCATTCAGTATTCGATGGGAGTCGCCGGTGGCCGACTCGTGCAGGACACGGCCAGCTACACCGGTCCGTTCGTTGCGCTGACGTTCCTGGCTCCGACCGTGATCTCCAGCATCAGCGGGTCGAACATCGTGGGAACCTTCTCGACCGTGACGATTCCGGCAGGTGTGACGATTCAAGCCCCGATCAACAGCTTCCAGCTTTCAAGCGGTGTGGTGTGGGCCACGAATGGCGTGATCCAGTCCTGATGACCCGTGACTACCCTGGCTCTAGGAACTCGGTTGGCATCGGTGGGTGGCGGTGGCGTCATCCCGATCGATCCTCCGATCATTCGCCGGGTTCTTGCTACCGAAGACCTTGCTGACCAGCTTGTCCTTGAGTTCGACCCCGGAGATCCGGTGACGTATTTGGTTGCATCGGAAGGCATTTACGATGTGATGACTCTTGAGGGAGGAACACTTCCGATCAGTCTTTTGACAGAAGCATCAGACAAATTCATTCTAACCGTTTACTGATATGGCAGATACGAAAATCACAGCATTATCAGCCCTTACAGCGGCTGATCCGGCCAACGATGTTCTACCTATCGTTGATGTCAATGATCCATTCATGGCGACTTCTGGCACGACCAAGAAGATCAGCATCAACAACATCCTCGGCGCATCCGGCACCGCCACGCTCGCCTCCGCCACCATCAGCGGCGACCTGACGCTGAGTGCTGGCACCGCAAATGGTGTTGGTTATCTCAATGCGTCAAAGGTTCTTACCGCTGGATCGGCATTGATTTTTGATGGGACGAATCTGGGAATTGGGGGTACTGGTCAGCTTCGTTTTGCCACCTCTGGAGGTGCTATTGGAGACAACTACATTGGCACCGAAAACAGCTTCAGCATGAAGCTGCATTGCGGTCGAGGTTCTACCAGCAGCATTGAAATTGCGTCTGATAAGCTGCTTTTCTACACTTCTGCGTCAGAACGCTATCGCATCGCCTCTGACGGCGTAGCCACATGGTCCAACGTCGGCGGAGTCGCTGGCACCGCCATGACCCTCAACTCCACCGGACTTGGGGTGGGGGCGAGTCCGGCGAATGACAAAATCCTGTCGCTTGGTTCGATGGGAATCTTGCTCTCTGGAGCAACGTCAGATTTCAGCTTCCGCAACTCTGGCGGAACCGCAATCCAGCGGCTTCGGTACACCGACGCAACCGGAACGCTGACCATTGGTTCTGCTACTGGAACCTCTTTTCCCGTCGAGCTTGGTGGAAACACCACTACTCGAGCTGTCACGATTGATGCTTCCTCAAACGTCGGCGTGGGGGTTGCGCCGATCACCGGCCATCGGATCAGTTCTGTTGGCCCAATCGGATTGTCTGGTGGACCCAATTCGTTTTTGGCTGTCGGCAACTACTGTTCAATTTATTACACAGACGGATCTGGAAGCTCTTTCCCGTTCTTGGAATATGGAAACCTTGTAATCCATCCAAGAGATGCTCGAAATGTTGTTATTGCAACAGCCCCATCTGCTGGAAGCAATACCTCGCGAATTGTTGTAAAAACAAATGGACAAGTCCGATTTGTCCCGCTTGCGGCTGACCCTTCTGGCGCGGAAGCAGGTGATGTGTATTACAACAGTGTCAGCAATCGTTTGAAGTACTACAACGGAACCGCTTGGACTCTCATCTAACATGACCACCCTCTCTTGGATCATCGAACGCCTTCTTTGCAAGCCGACCGAAGGCACGCTCACCGATGTCGTCATCACCGCCGACTGGAGGTGCAACGGAACCGAAACTACCGGCTCTGGCGACACCGCGAAGACCTACAGCGGCACCTGCTACGGTAGCTGCTCGTTCGCCCCGCCAAGCGGCTCGTTCACGCCCTACGAAGACTTGACCCAGCAGCAGGTTCTCGACTGGTGCTTCGCCAACGGCGTGGACAAGTCGGCCATCGAGACGAACGTCAACCAGCAGATTGCCAACCAAATCAACCCGCCGGTCATCGCGCCGCCGCTGCCGTGGTTGCCGCCAGCCGTTCCTTCCGCCAAGGTTGCCGCGCCATGATTCAAATCGAACTGACTCAGGAGCAGGTCAACATCCTCCTCAAACTCATCGACATCGCAATCAAAGCCGGCGGCTACCAGAACGCCAAAGTGGGCGTCCCGCTGGCCGACACCATCATCCAAGCCGCTCAGACACCCAAGCCCGAGTGACGCCATGCCACCCGTTGACACGCACGACCTAGAGGTTCGCATCGTCAGACTGGAAACCACCATCGGTGACAAGGACTCCGGCCTCGTCTCCGACATCCATGGCATCAAAGCCTGCGTCGAGGGCCTCAAGCAGTTCCAATGGAAGCTGTTTGGAGGCCTCGCGGTCATCGTAGTTCTCGCCCAAATGTTCGTCCGAATCGTCCTAAAATGAATCCCAACATCGCCTCCCTGATCCGCCACGCCCTCACCGCCGCCGGCGGATTCTTTGTCGCCAAGGGCCTCGCCTCCTCGGAGCAGATTGTCGAAATCGTCGGCGCACTCAGCACCGTCATCGGCATCGTCTGGTCCGTCAAAAACAACACGCTCAAGAAGGACTGATGAACGCAGGCTGGATCTACCAGATCATCAAAGCCTTCCTCGACTTCTTCCGAGAAACCCCGCCCACCGATGTCCAGCACGGCCAAGCCCCAAAGCCTCTCAAGGATGATCTGGCTGCTCGCGTTGCCGATCTTCCCGGCCTGCCAGCAGACAAAGGTGGTGCTGGTCCCAAGCGGTGATCCCGTGATGCTGGCCAAACCAACCAAGGCCAGCGTCTACGGCTTCGACAAGGATCAGAAACTCGTAGGCCCATCGACGGTGACTCTGCCAGCAGGATGGTACGCACTTCCAAAAACCAAGTGATTCCAACGCTATGTCAATGACCAACGCCGCCGAGGCGGCTCTCCTCGACCTCATCTTCATCAACAACAACTGGGGGCACATCGGCAACACCGGTGGTCTACAGGGATCCTCCGTCGCAGGCTCGTTCTACATCAGCCTCCACACCGCTGACCCCGGAGAAGCCGGAAGCCA